TTGCGGCCGCGTAACGAAACAGATAGAAGGCCTTCATATTCATATTCATTATGTAGAATATCGGAGACTTGTTGACCGATATCATTGATTTCAATCAAACACCATGCATCATTATATGTTTTGCAAACACCATGCACGACTGTAGGTAAAACCATGGTCGACATAGTGTTGTTTCTGAATGCAGCAACAACTTTATATGGCAATTCGGTAACATCAATTACCGTAAATGCATGATAGTCTTTACCAACACCCCTAGAAACATCTACCGACATAAGATAATTATGGCCTTCTTTTGGATCTTCGTATATACTCAAACCATCTTCTTGTCTTCGAATTGGATCCTCAAATGTCAGTGTTCGAAGTTTTTGGGCACTGAATAGTGTGTCTGTGCTGCCCAAAAACTCACAATTAAATTCCGCATCAAACTGCTCTTGAGAAGTGTTTCGAATGGTTTCTTCTTTCCACTTCTCGTCACGACCAGGAACCTGTGACCAGTGGACTTCAATTGGAACATATTCGTTTCTGCCTTTTGTAGCATCAGTCCAGAAACGATAGAACATATTCATGCCCTTCGGTGTGGACACAATGAGAACCTTGGTTGATTGACCAGATGAAATTGTAGGATAAACAGAACTGAAGAATTCGTCAGCAATGTTTGGTGGAACGAATGCAAATTCGTCAAGGAAGATCATATTGAAAGAACCACCACGGACCGCAGATGAAGATGTAGAAGATGCAAGAATCTTTGAACCGTTTTCTAATTCAATAGAACCTTTGTTCCATTCAACAATTCCTTGTTGCATCCAGTCTGGAAGATATTCATATGCAAGTTTCAGACGATGAAGAATATCCCTCGCAACTGGTGCCTTGTTGGCAAGGATAGCAACATTCATATCCTGATTGAACAGAACATAATGAAGAATATACGCCACAATAGTTGTTGACTTACCGGTCTGGCGGGGGAGTTTCGCAATAACGAAACGATTATCATGTACAGTTTTTACAATGCCCTCTTGATAATCATATAGGTCAAAAGGCACAAGACCCTTATCAAGAGAAACAATTTTCATGTAGTTGCGAATGAAATAAATCGGATCATCCGCACACTTCATGTATTCCTTAAGTTGCTCTTGTGTGTAACTAATACGCACACCGGCTGACTTAAGGTTAGGATTTCCTAGATATCCTTTTTTCTTATCCGTCATTGTCTTCTAATTGCTTTCGCATCGCCTCATTTTGAACACGCTTATTTTTACTACGGTCTGGATTTGCCAAATCTAAAAGATCAGAAGTGGATAGAAAAACATTTGTACTTGTAGATTGATCTATGTTGATTTCTTCTTTGTTGTACTCTTTTTTCTTCGCATGCAAATCTAATAGGTCTTTATTCACATCAGCAACAGTTTTGATCATCTGTGCCACAACTTCAAATGCCCTCGGCGATTCACCACATTCTGCAATCGTCAAAATAGTATCAATTGCATCTTCGCCCTTTTTCACTATCTTATGTAGATTTCGGCGAACAGTGTCGTAATCACGATCTGCTTCTGATTTCTTTTGCTCTGCTAATTCAGTAGTAGTGTCTTTATCATATGTCGATAACTCTTTAGTGGTGACGTCAACTGGCGCAATAATCTTATCTACCGGAACTTCTTCAATTACGGGGTCAATATTAAGCGCAGCGGCAATTTTACTTTTTGATTTCTTATCCATAACATTATCCTGTGTATCCTCCGGTAGCACCGAAGATATCAATGAACCAAGGCCCAACAAGTCCTTCACCACAACCACCACCAGCAGATAGACCCGCTGCAAGTGTGTTCCCTCTCACATATACATCAGTCTGTGTTGCGTATGTGCTTCCATAAACTGCATCATCGGGAACTACAACATCAACTCTTGAGAATGCACCAGTTGCACCTGTGATACCATCTTGACCCGTGAATCCAAGATCATTAAATTGACTTGGACCAGATGATCCACCATATTCAAGACCTTCGAGATTGAACAATCTTGTTTGTACTTTCTTGATGATCTTTGTATCTTTGATTGGTCCATATAGGTATGATTTCATCGTGAACGAGAGTGTATAGATCAATGATCTCAGAGTATCATAATCACCTTCATAATCTTCATTAAAATCAACACCATTGAGAACTAATGGCACATCAACCTTTTGTGCTACATCATTGAAGTTCATCGGTATAGTGAAGTGCGGGTTGAAATATGGTGCAATCTGTTCTATAATTTCCAGACCATCTTCTATGTTTCGCACCATGATATGAAGATCAAAATTCACATTGTATGGAATTTCAGCGTATGTACTTTTGACAGTACTCGCATCAGATGTATTTGGAGCAAATCTTCTATGTGTTCTGTTTCTTGCTCGTTCTGCATCGTAGTTCAGACCTGTGATTTCGAACCCCATATATGGCAATGTGATTGAGGTTCTGGTTTCACCGTCAATACTACTGTTTTCCTGTAGTCTTCGAATGAATTTCTCTTTAGGACCATACGATAACGGGACACGAATGGTTTCGTTTGAGTTTGTGCGCTTAATGTCGATTTCATCAAACAACACTCCGAATGCGATAACACTTCGACGGATTGACTTGTTGTTGAAGTATTCAAACATTAAAAGTTCCCCAAACTAAATGGATCGTTCTCGGAGAAATCAATGATACTATCCCGGTCTGCTTCGAGTTGAATATCATCATTATCACCTTGTGGTGAATCAATGTTAAGATTTGGTACGATCATAGTTGTACCAGCAATGCTAGACAATGTGTATTCAGCACCAGACGATTGACCAATAACAGAATCGGATAATCCGCCTGAGTTGAATGTTCCGGTGCCAGACGCAACAGTAAGAATACTAGTTGCAGGTGACCATTCAATGACAGTTGCGGTAGCAGTTGCATCGGCAGATAATCCACCTATTTGCCCGGAGACCTGATACACAACTTCTCCCTCATAGAATGAGGCAGTTGCAGAAATCTGACTTCCAAGTGTAAACTCGTCTGCGTATTCTTTTCGTTCATCTTCGGCAATATCAATATCAGAGAAATCTGTGTTGATTTCTTCGTGACTGTAACGGAATAGATCGCATGAGAGTTTGTATGTGTAGAGATTGCCCACCTGATAGAATGGGTTTTCATGCTCTACGAATTTGATTTCAAAGATACTTTTGCTCAACGGAAAGTAAATAAGATCACCTTCTCTTGGTCGGGTGATGTTACTATCATGTGACATTGTTTGTTCGAATCTTTGTTTCGATACGATCAATGTAATAGAATCTCTGATCTCTAAACCGAATTTAGCAATGAAATCGCCTTCGCCTTCGAAACCATCGTAACTATCAATGTACATTTCAATATAGTTACCTTCTTCAAACTTAGACAAAACATCTTCACCGAACAACTGGTCAATATCCACATATGTTCGTGGAATATAGACCATGTCTTGTCCGTGAATCTTGATCGCTTCGATCGTAAGATCGTTGACCAATGATTGTTCTGACCCTCTATATTTGAAGTAAGGATTCTTTGCCATGTAATTTATCCTAACAATATACTAAAATCATCCTGTCATGAAGTCGATTGGAAGTTCATACCGCAATTGCATTTCTTCTTCGATCTTTTCAACCTCTGTGTTTGCCTGTTCGTAAATCTGAGAACCATTGAAAGCAATACCACCAGGGAGTTGAATATTTTCAAACTTCGAAAGATTCATGCCCCATTGCCTTTTGACCAATGCGGTTGCATACTTCTTAAGCAATCTGTCATTGTAAATCTCTTTGAAATCTTCCGGATTGATAGTAGCATAACATTCAAAGACCAACCACGAACCTGCTGATACATCTTCTTCCCAGTTCATGTCAATGTATAAACGGTTTGTCACTCGGGAGAATCGAATCATCTTCTCTGGATCAAGCATATTCTGAATCAGACTTAAATGGCGTTTTGTAATGTCATAGTGCGCCATAGTTGCTGAACCAGATCGAATGCCATAGAAGTCATTCAATGCCATTTGATATCGAACATCGAAAAGATTCGATGACATCTCTGAAAACTGATACAGACTAATAATGCTGATGATGTTTGGATCGACACCATCAAGTGGAATGTATCCACCGTTCAGTGGATCCGCGGCCGCTCTGGCCATATCGTCAGCGGTGATTTGGTAACGATAGTATCTTCGTTCTACGCCGTCAAAGTGATACTCAGCGAAGAATTGTAATGCATCATCTAGACGATCTTCCAACTGTGCATCATCGACATTAATCTCAACTACCGGAGCACCCAGTGTTCTTAGGATGTAGTCTTTTAATTGTTGTCTTGTTGCTGGTGATGCCATACTAATTCCTTTACTCTAAAGCAGTTCCAACCTTATATATGCGTCAATGTGCCTTTCTTTGTAATTCACGGATCATGGCCTGTCTCAAATCCTCATTTGTTGAACGAAAAAGAATCTCCAACTCATGTAACTTGCTTATATAAAAGTCACATTCGGGGGATTCTTTCGGTAGTTTGATTTGATTTGATTTGCCTACGATGATATAATGTTTGTGACCCCGTACATATACTCTCGAAGATGCGTTTTCAGGTAACGAATAGGTTGGAAGAATCAATCTAAATTCATCGAGTGTGAATAGATTATCGTTGATGATAATATCATCATCGGGTGTATGTTTGAACGAATATGATTTCATGATTACAATTCTGCATCGACAGCCCATACACCCCGCAATCGTGTGATTGCTGGAGAACCTGTGTTTGTATCAAACCACAATGAGAAACCATCTGGAGTAACATGCGTGATGCCTGAGTTATTAAAGTCTAAGTTTTCATCACCCGCTGTGGCAACCCCGTCTGAACCGGAAAGTCCTGCAATGCTGTGTCGGAAAGTGTAGTTGTTATCTTCATAGTTCAAGTTAGACAATGAAGCACCAAGAGTTGTACCACTCACAGGAACATATGCGCCACTATCCCAATTGTGTGCATAATCTTTCTTGACAACACTAAACGGGACACGAACATAGTTCGAAGTTCCATCAGATGAAGTTGTGTAGTCTACAATGCCATGCTCAAAGTATCGCTGACACATTGCATATTCTGTACCTGCAAATCTTCGATCAAAGAAGGATCCAACTGGTCCTTCTTCTAATTGAACCTCTGACAATGACACAATACCATTGTAGTCTACTGTAGCACCGGAGTTTATTGTGCCTGTGAGGCCTAAGTATTCTCTGGCGCAGTATGTGTGGAAGAATACTTCCACATAATCATCATTGTTGGCACTGAATGTCATTCCAGTAACATTAGGAAGATCAAACGTGAGTGTGTAACGCAACCATGAAGTGGTAAGACGAATTAGATTCTGAGACACATCAACTTGGTCGCTAACACCCGAACCAGAACCGAAGTTCTGAGAGATTCGTGCAGTGATATCACCAGACACAGATCCCTTTGCCCAGAAACTCAATGTCACTTGCTTTCCGGACAGCGTTCTTGCATTCTCGATTCTCTGACCAAGACCCGCAGATTGACTTGCATGGCCTGCATCAAATGAAGATGCAAACTGCATATAGTATTCTGGTTTGGATTTGATTTTGATTCCGTTTGTTCCAAAATCAGTATCATTAAACACACCCTGCTCGGCAGTAAACCCAAATGTAGGTGTATCAGATGATGTAGCACCACGGAACCAACGATCAGCAAGATAGATATTCTCAGTAACAGGTAGTGTAGCACTTTCAGAATATGTTGCACCAGACAATGCCCGACCTCTTTGCCAGATATCGAAGTTGCCGTTGATTAACTTGTTCTTGAAGTTATCAACATATGCTCCATAGATGTTAATTGCACTATTTGACATAAATCAAATCCTTATGTAGTTGAGAGAATATATGCTGTAACATTGTCAATCCAAGTCCCAGTGATTGTCAATGTATTGTTTGTGATATCAACAATCCAAGTCATAGAATAGTTTGCTTCCGCTGCTGGATCAGACTTGATTGATTTAGTTGATTGTTTATTTGTCATATTAGTTTCCTATTCTGTATCCATTCCACCAGTCAATAAGTTGAACTACACCACTGGTACTTCTTTTTACAGATACAGTTAGAGTTCCTGTATTATTTACCCTCACAATCGCACTCACGGTTGCCTCGCCACCCCCAGCAGCGACTTGAACATCGCCTTGGTGGAAGATATTTACCACATCTGTACCACCATTAAAAGTAAACCAATATTCACCAGCATTTGTTTGTGGGGTATCATTTGATCTACCACCAACCTCAACTTTGTATAATCCGGGTTCTAGACCAGTTTTTGTGACAGTATCTGCATTCAAAGACCCAGCACGGATTGTGTTTCTATCTGTTGCATCTGTAATATCGCCAGCAATATTTGGTTCATTCCAGTATGTAACATTAGAACCACCATTGATTACTTGATTTAACGCATAGACAGATGGAACAGAGTGTCGCTGTTCATATGAATTTGCATCTGCGGGTGCACCAAGAATACTTCCTGCTTCGTCTAAGATACCATCGATTGGATAGTTACCACGGCGTAGTAGAATACCACCAGAGATTCCAATACCTGTTGTCAATGGTAGTGGTGG